ATAGCGGGGCTGGTTTCTAGGGATGTAAGAATTCACCAACCTTTAAATTCTTAAAGTACCAAACTCCATTGCCTCGCTTAACGCGGGGCTTTTTTGTTTATAGTCTCATGCTATAATAAAGTCTAACGGCTGCCTGTGGCGGCTATCGCTCCTGAGGGGCAAACTTTATTGGCAGGGCTGATAATGGCAAAAACAACAGAACAAGCATCATTTCCCGACTATAAAAAAATAAGCGTGGAGTCATTGATTCCTTACGCTAGAAACAGTCGAACACATTCCGATGAGCAAGTCGCTCAAATAGCTGCAAGCATCCGCGAGTTTGGATTCCTAAACCCTATTATCATCGATGGCGAAAAAGGCATCATAGCAGGCCATGGGCGCGTCTTGGCGGCTCAAAAGCTTGGGCTTGAGTCATTGCCTTGCATCGAGGCAAATCATCTAACTGATGCGCAACGGCGCGCCTATGTGATAGCTGATAACAAGCTGGCATTAAACGCCGGATGGGATGACGCAATGCTGCGTGTAGAGTTTGCGGATCTTACTGAGTCTGGCTTCAATCTTGAGCTAACAGGCTTTAGTCTTGATGAGATTGACGCGCTTCAAATTGAAGAGTTAGAGGCTGGGCTTACTGACGAGGATTCTTGTGGGGAGCCGCCTGCCGATCCTGTTACCGTTTTAGGTGACGTTTGGGTTATGGGAAAGCATAGGCTTATGTGTGGGGATTCGACCTCGATAGATTCGCTCGGTGTGCTTTGTGCTGGTCGCGATGTTGATATGTGGCTTACTGATCCGCCTTACAATGTAGCTTACGAGGGTAAAACTAAAGATTCTCTTACCATAAAAAACGACTCAATGGGTAACGATGAGTTCAGGCAGTTTTTGAGAGACTGCTATGTCGCCGCTGATGCAGTCATGAAGGCTGGCGCAGTTTTTTATATTTGGCACGCTGATTCGGAGGGGTATAACTTCCGTGGCGCAGCATATGACGCAGGCTGGAAGGTTCGCCAGTGCTTGATATGGAAAAAATCAGTGCTCGTTATGGGGCGACAAGATTACCACTGGAAGCATGAGCCCTGCTTATATGGTTGGAAGGAAGGCGCTGGACACCTATGGGCTGCCGACAGAAAGCAAACAACCATCCTAGAGTTTGATAAGCCGCAAAGAAATGGCGAGCACCCAACAATGAAGCCTGTCGCGCTTTTTGAGTATCAAATGCTGAACAACACCAAGGGCGGCGATATTGTTCTCGACAGCTTTGGTGGAAGCGGCACAACAATGATCGCCGCAGAGAAAAATGGCCGTGTCGGTTACCTAATGGAACTAGACCCAAAATATTGCGATGTGATTATCAAGCGCTGGCAGGATTTTACTGGGAAAGAAGCTATCCACGAAGCGAGCGGCGATAAGTTTAACGATATGTTTATAAATGGCCGCGTTGGTGAGTACGGGATGGCAAAAGCATGAAACACGGCCCAACAAAAATAACCCGCGACACCGTGATGATGCACGCAATGGTTGGCACGCCGCAGGAAGATATTGCGCGCATCCTCGACATAGACGCAAAGACACTTCGCCTGCATTATCGCGATGAACTTGATCTTGCGCTTGCAAAAGCAAATGCGACTATTGGCGGGTCGCTTTTCAATAAGGCAAAGGCTGGCGACACGACCGCGATGATTTTCTGGATGAAAACGAGGGCAGGATGGAAAGAAAAGCCAGACGAAAAAGCACCTGCTGACGACCTAGCCGCAGCCCTAATGCAGCTAATCAACAAGCAGCCCAACTAATGACCGCGCAGCTACCTCTTGCAGTACAGCGTAATCTTGCCCGCTGGTATCCGCTCAGAGATCACTCTGTTCAGTGCGCGCTTGTTCAGGCTGTGCCTAATGGAGTTCGTTTTCCTTTGGTTCCTGCTGGGCGAAGAAGCGGAAAGACTGAAAGATTTAAGCGTTTCTTGGTCAAAGAGGCTAACCGCAAGCAAGGCATGTATTTTGCCGCCGCGCCAACTTACGGGCAGGCCAAAAAAATATTTTGGAAAGACTTAAAGGATTTCTGCATTGCTTCAGCTCAACCTAAGCGACCTAGTGAGTCGGATTTAATTATTTACCTTGCTAACGGCTCTGAGATTCATGTGATCGGATTGGATAAGCCTGAACGCATCGAAGGTATACCTTGGACTGGTGGCGGCATAGACGAGTTTGCAGACATCAAGAGCGAGGCATGGGAAGCGAACATTCTGCCAGCATTAAACACTGTTAGCCCGCTTGATCCCGATCACCGCGCATGGTGTTGGTTGCTTGGTGTGCCTGATGGTCTAAATCACTATTACGACCTATGCGAAAAAGCCAAAGCTGGACTAGATAAAAACTTTCAGGTGTTTCACTGGAAAAGCTCGGAAATTTTGCCTCCCGAAGATATTGCCTTGATGCGCTCAATCATGAGCGACCGGCAATTCAAGCAGGAATGGGAGGCAAGCTTCGAGACCGCTGGCGGTAGAATCTATGAGGGATATGGTAAGCACAACGAGACGGACGAAAGAATTTTGCCACATGAGCAGCTTATGTGGATGCACGACCAAAACTATACACCATTGAGTAGTGCTATAGGTGTAAAGCGTGGCAATAGTCTTTATCTATTAGATGAGATTGTGCTAGAGAGCGCTATCAGCAAGCAATCAGCGCTAGAGTTTGTCGATAAGTACAAAGACCACAAAAACAAGCACGTATTAATATACGGCGACCCAGCAGGCCGTGCAGGTGAAAAACATGGACATGCCTCGGACTATACAGATATCGAAGGTGTATTGAAGGAACACGGATGGAAGTACACGCGAAAAGTAAAGCACGCACACCCAGCGATAAAAGACCGACAAAACGCAGTGCGCACCAAAATACAAACCGCATCGGGTGAGGTGACATTGTTTGTTAATCCAAAGACCGCGCAGTGGTGCCATAAAGGATTGGCAACTGTACAACTGCAAGCGGGTTCAACATTCCAAGAAGACCAAAAAAACAAATATCAACACATCACTACAGCTATAGGCTATTGCGTGGATGTTGAATGGCCGCAAGGCGCGAACATTGCCAAAGCTGTTAAACTATCAGGCTTGTGATATTATTAGCCAAAATCTATTAGGGCTGCGCGATGAAAATAGAACCGCACAAACAATATGCGAAACTCTTGCCAATTTGGGAAAAGTGCCGCGTAACAGTCGAGGGTGACGACTCGCTCAAAGCGTGGGATCGCATCCAAACTGTCGCGCCTAAGCTATCGAATCAGCAAAGTGACGAATATAAGGCAATGATAGGCCGCGCCACCTTGTTTAATGCATCAGGGCGAACAGTGGATGGTTTGGTCGGCATGGTAACGCGCAAGCCCGTAGATGTTTCTAAAATGCCTTCGCTGTTTACGCCTGTGCTTGAAGATTTAACGCTCGCAAAAGACTCAAAAGTCGGCATAGATGATTTCGTTGCCGAATCACTTTACGAAGATTTAGTTATCGGTCGAGTCGGTTATCTAATCGAGCGCCCAAACGTAAACAGCGCAGGAATGACGCAAGCCCAAGTTGCAGCGCTTAACCTTCGCCCTTATGTTGCAGAGTACAAAGCAGAATCTATCATTGATTGGCGATATGACCGCGTGAACAATGCTGCGCAATTGGTTATGGTGCGCTTGACCGAGTGTGTCGAAGAGTGGGTTGGCGATATTGAGCGCAAAGAGATTGAGCAAGAGCGCCGATTGTTGTTGGTCGATGGTGTTTACTTGCAGCGCATCTACCGCGAGGACGGCAAAGGCGCGTTGCAGCAATTTGGCGATGACATTATCCCGCTAATGAATGGCGCGCCTCTTAATTTCATTCCGTTTATCTGCGACTTTGAAACCACAAGACCGCCTATACTTGATCTAGTTAATATCAACCTTTCGCACTTTCGCACCGATGTGGATTTAGAGCATGGTGCGCACTTTACGGCAATTCCCACCCCCATGTTCGCTGGCTTTGAGTTTGACGAAGGTTCGCCTTTCTGCTTGGGCGCATCTGGTGGTCATGCCGCGCAAAATCCAGACGCTAAGGCATGGTTTTTGGAGTTTGAAGGCAAAGGGTTAGACACGCTCAAAGAAATCAAAGAAGAGAAAAAGGCGCAAATGTCCGTATTGGGCGCTAGATTCTTGGACGCTGAAAAAAACCAAGCTGAGGCTACTGATACTGTACGAATCCGCAAGAGCGGCGAAACCAGCGTATTGGCTGCAGTAGCACAGAAGCGCGCACGCTCAATTACTCGCATCTTAGAAATAATGCGCGACTGGATGGGCATATCTGGTGACGTTACAGCCGAGCTAAACACTGATTACAGCGATGCTTCGCTAACCCCAGAGCAAATGACAGCCCTCTTCGGAATGCTTCAAGGTGGGGCTATCTCACAGCAAACTTTCTTCTACAACATGAAAGCCGGTGAGATGTATGAGCCTGAATTAACGTTTGAAGAAGAACAAAGCCGCATCGAATCACAGGGGCTTACGCTTGATTCTACCCTTACGCCATAAGCCGCCAGAAGATGTCGGAATTGAGCACGTATTTAACATAGATACGGGTGAAATCGTGGGGGTGGTTGATGTGGCAAGCGGAACCAAGATTATAGTTTCCGGCGATCACGTTCACATGGTCGCAGGCGATTACAAGATTCTAAACCGTGAACAATTCTTGCATCTTTTCGAGTGCGCTAAATGCCTACTTTCAACGAACAATTAGCAGATAAAACCACGGAGCGTGCGCTAGTCGTTGCGCGTGCTGGTGCTGGTTCGGCTAAAAAAATCGTGAAGATGATGCAAGAAATGGAGCGGGATATAGTTTCTCGATTGCCGGAAATCAACGGCGAGATGACTCGCGCAAGGCTTCAAAAGCAGCTAAAAACAATCCGTAAGGTTATTGCTGATTACTATGGCGAGATCGCTACTGTAAGCGAATCTGATTTAGCAGAAATAGCCAAGATTGAAGGGCGCTGGCAGGTTTACACAGTCAACACACTGGCCGCATTTGAAATTGCAAGCGTGCTCCCCACCGCTGCGGTATTTGAGGAGCTTGCAAAAGAATCATTGATTGTTGGTAATGTGGCGAGCGATTGGTGGGCGCAGCAAAGCGTAAAATTGCAGAATGATTTCCAGCGAGTGGTACAGTTAGGCCTATCTCAAGCCGAAACTAATCAGCAGATAACGAAGCGCTTTAAGGATGTGAGCGGATTGGCGCAACGCAATGCTTATGCCCTAGTTAAGACCGCTACTCAGTCAGTCGCTATCAATGCGCGTGATACGGCAATGCAAGCAAATGCGGATTTAATCGCTGCCAAGGTGAGCATGGCTACCCTTGATTCACATACAAGCCTTTTGTGCGCCAGCTACGACAAAGCCGAATATAACCTACAAAACGAGCCAATAAACGGCAACACAAAGCCTTATTTATCAATTCCGCGCCACTGGCAATGCCGAAGTTACTTTAGTTACTCGGTCAAGTCATTCAAAGAGCTTGGGTTAAATATCGAAGACTTTAAACCATCCACACGCGCAAGCATGGACGGGCAGATTCCAGCGGCTACCACTTTCGAGCAATTCCTTTCTAATAAGTCAGAGGAATGGCAAACAAAATACCTTGGCAAAGGTCGTGCGCAACTATGGCGAGATGGGAAAATCACTTTATCGGACATGGTAAGCGGCGCAGGCCGTGAATTAACGCTTGACCAATTAGCAAAATTTGATTAGTAATAGAATCGTGATAGAATTACGCTATGGCCCCTGTGGGGTGTAGATTCCGGCCAGAGGCCACAACGTCCAGAGGACAAACTGATGTTCACAGCAGAGCAACAAGCAGCGATTGACGCAATGATCGCAAAAGCAGTAGAGGCAGCAGAAGCGAAAGCAGAAGCTACAGCAGCGAAAAACAAAGAGCTTTTAGGCGAGCTTAAAAAGGCGCGTAAAAACTCAGAGATAGACCCAGAGGAATACCAACGGGCGCTAGATCAAGTTGACGAACTGCAATCTAAGCTAGGAGAAGCAACCAAGGCGAATAAAACCGCTTTGCAAGAGGCTGAAAAGTTCAAGAAATTGCACGAATCAGAATCAGGCTTTACTAGCAAATTGCTTGTTGATAATGGGTTATTAGCAGAGCTTACGGCGGCAGGTGTTAAAAAAGAACTGTTGGACGGGGCAAAGGCGCTAATCGAACGTCAAGTAAAAGTTGAGCAAGACGGTGAAAACCGTGTCGCCAAAGTAGGGGATAAAACCTTGAAAGACTTCGTGACCGAGTGGGCAGGCAGTGACATAGGTAAAAACTATGTAGCAGCTCCAGCAAACTCAGGCGGCGGTAGTCAAGGCGGCGGTGGTAAAGCAGCAGCAAAAACAATGCCTAGAGCCTCTTTTGACGGTCTTGGCAAAACTGAACAGGCCGCCTTTATGCAAACTGGCGGTTCTTTAACTGATTAAAAGAGGTTTTAAAAAATGGCTAACACTATTACTGGCTTAATCCCAACTATGTACAACGCTCTTGACGTTGTATCGCGTGAAATCACTGGTTTAATTCCTGCTGTTACTTCGGATATGACCTACGAGCGCGCAGCAGTTGGTCAAACTGTGCGCACACCTGTTGCACCTGCCTCTACTGCAAGCGACATCACGCCAGCGGTTACTCCTCCTAACGATGGCGATCAAACTATCGGCTACACCGATATGACGATTACCAAGGCTCGCCGCGTTCCTATTCGCTGGAACGGTGAAGAGCGTTTAGGTTTGGACAACAACGGCGCGCAGTACAACATCATCTTCCGCGATCAAATGGCGCAAGCAATGCGCACTTTGACCAACGAGGTAGAAGCTGACTTGGCTGCTTTGCACATTTACGCATCACGCGCATACGGTACGGCTGGTACAACTCCTTTCGGCT